TCAACAGACCGTGTGGATGGCACCAGAAAAACTGCTCTTAAAGCAAAATTACATGCAGGGAATAAAAGTGGGCATAAAGGTGTCTTTTGGATGAAAAACAGAAATAAATGGAAAGCTTATATCGGATTTAAAGGGAAACAGATCAACTTAGGACATTTTGACGATTTACAAGATGCGATTGCCGCTAGAAAAGAAGCAGAAGATAAATATTTTAAACCGATCTTGGAGGAAAACGATGAACAGTGAACAAATAAAAAAGTGGGTAGATGAAAATCTGCTCACTAAGCAGGAAGCGATGGAGATTACCCAACAAAGCTTAACCTCATTTAATCAATCGATTGAAGCTGGACGTTTGGTCCCTTTTTATGATCACGGTGTAGATCGTAGCCGTGTTAGATTATATCTTAAAAGTGACGTAGAAGCATATGCTAAGCAAGTTGCAGAGCGTCGAAAAAATCTTAAAAAAAATAATTAAAACTTTACTAAAAACACTTTACATGTACTTTTATACATGGTATATTATAGATACACCGAAGGGATAACATAAAGAATAAAATCTTAGGAGGAATTAAAAATGAAAGTATTTTACGAGGAAATCTTAGTTGGAGAAGTGGTAACAAACAGAAGTTTAACAGTGGATGAAGCCCTTGAGTTGATAGGCTTTAACGAAGAAAAATTTATTGAAGAAAACGGCTTTGACGACGTCGATTATAACGATTTTAAATTAGTTTACTAAAATCAAGGAGGGTTCGCCCTCCTACCACAAATAAAGGAGGAAAATAAAATGAAGAAAACACATGTAATCTATTCAAATGAGGTTGGAGCACCGGGGAATAAAATCACAGAGGATAACGATTTATTTTTTAAGCTGGATGAAATAACAGACGCTGAAAATACTCAAAATGCAAAGTATGCACACTATTATCAAGTAACAACTAATGATTATGATTTAACCGAATTTATTTACGTAGAAACAACGAATGCATAATTTTAAGCCCCTCTCGATTGAGAAGGGCTTTTGTGTGGAATCGTGTTGATTTATATTATTGTTTTGTAATAAAAGGTTTATACCCTTTTTTCTTTAATTCAGCTGCTAATTTTTCTGCATTTTTTGGGTCGGAGAAAGCACCAACTTGAACTTTACTAAGCTTACCGTCCTTTTTAGGGGTAGCTTTCATAGGCGTTTCCTTTTTTGGTTCTTCTTTTTTTACAGCTTTTTTCTTTAATTTATACTGTTTAACTAATCCTTCTACAATAGCTTGTGCGCATTTTTGACGATATGCATCAGATTTTAAAAGCTTTGCCTCGTCTTTATTTGACATAAAACCGCATTCAACTAAAGCAGCTGGCATATGTGTTTCTCTAACCATGTGAAGATCGCCTTTTTTGACACCGCGATTCGCTAACCCGGTTTCTTTTATAAGTGCAGATTGGAGATTTTCAGCAAGTTTATATGTTTCTGATCCATTCTTTATGGATGTATAAATCCAAGTCTCAATTCCATGTGCAGAACTCCATTTATCATCTAAAGCATTAGCGTGGATAGAAACTAATACGTCAGCTTTCCAATTATTTGCTTTATTTGTTCGAGTAGTTAAAGGGACATCTGTTTTCCCTGTGGTATCGTGAGTTAAAAGGACTTCTACATTTTCGTAATCCTTAAGTAAATCTCGTACTTTTAAGGCTGTTGCATTATTAAACTCCCATTCTCTCATTGATCCGTCTGGTACTCTTTTTCCCGCTGTATTATATCCATGTCCTGCATCGATTGCGATTTTCATTTCAATCAATCTCCTTTTTTATAAAATAAAAAGAGCAACGATTACTCGTCACTCAATAAAATCTTTATCATTTCTCGGTTTGATATATTGCATTGCCAGCTTACTGTCACTTACCCCCGCCGTTGTTGGATCCGGAATCACATTGAGCGCACTATAAATGGTTAAAACAATCAAATATGGATTCGAAATGAAATCCAATAAAATATGTCCTAGCATTGGCCAAGATGTCACATCCTCCATTCTTAGCCCCATATAAGCTAATATCGGGATTAACAAGCTACCAATAAACCTAACGATGAATTGAATGTTTGTTCTGTTAAATCGTACCTTCCAGTTGATATTCACTAGTAATCACTCCTAAAAATTTTTAATAGCTGCAAAGAAAATGGCTACAGCACCACCTACCAATGCCACAATGAGGGAATTGGTAATAGCACGCCTTAGCCATTTTGTATCGTCCTTAATGTCCTGCAACTTCTCTTCGATGTTCCCAATCTTGTAATCCTGGATAAGCTCTTTTTCTTGTAACTTTTTTATATTCGATTTGATATCGGATTGCTCTTTTTTTAAATCGTCAATATCCTTTTGGATTGACTGTTGCCAAATATCCACATGTGGCTCCTCCAATCTATTGACCCCCTATCTAGACAAAATAAAAAAGCCTATTGGCTTATAGTGTGAATTCTTCCCCCGTTATTTCTTTGTATTGTTCTTCCGAAATTGCCCCCAGCTGCACAAATCGCTTTAGTTGATCTTTCCTACACCAATTTTTCTCATAGCGTTCTTTAAGGGATTCAAACAATGACATTTGATTTGTCCTCCAATTCTAGTAGTCTTAATTCATAATCAGTCATAAATTGTCCCTGAAACATAGAGGATATTTCTAGATCGGTAATCTGTTGACCTTGTACCATCGCTTCCGATTCTCGTTCGGTCATTTGTTGTCCTAATATCTCTGTGTCGGATAAAGGAATCGTTGGTGGTTTAGTGAGTTCCTCTAATTCTTCAGGTGTAATAGTTTCAACCCACTCATTTTTTTCTTTATCAAACAAAGGCTTCCAATTTGGCTGCGGCAATTCTTTTTCAGTGCAATCTTCCGGAATATCGAAATTTCCTTCTTCGTCCGGTAACAATTCTACAGGTTCAACAAATTTCCCACTGTCGTTAAACCTATAAACAATCAAAGCTTCCACTTGATTCATCTCCTTCCTAATCGATCAAAAATGACACTTGATTAAAGGATATACCAAAATAATCATTATCCTTTGCGTCAATTGATATATTTCCAGATTCATTAACAAAAAGATTAGCGAAATGAGTGTACGACCAATTATTTTGAGGAACACGCAAATATCTGAGTGTCTTCGGTCTATATTCTGCTGGTAATGTTGCTATGGTAGTACCTGTTGGAGTAACATCAATCTCTCCATCTAAAAATACTTGGCTGCCTATTTTACAATATCTTGGCGGTGTTCTTCCTGAAATCGCTTTTGCGCCGTTGATTAAAGTTAGGTTTGTCCATGTAGGATTAAACTTACCGTCAATTTCCGCCTTTGTATAAGCCCCTACTTGTGCAGCCGTGACTGAATGTGGATTGCTTTTGTTACCTGTATGAGCATCAAATTCCGTTTTTGTTGCTTGTTTTACGTTGTCAACATTTCCTAGTCCGACTTGCAACTTTGTTACCCCATGGGGATTATTTTTCAACGTTGCATGTGCATCGACTTTAGCTTGTGATCCTTCGGTTGTTTCTATTTGTTTCCAATCAATCCAGGTTCCCGCGTTCATCGTCGCAATCCACATACGCCCATCTGATCTAGTAGCTATATAACTCCTTGATGTTGAACTACTCGCAGCGATGATAATTCTATACCAACCATCATTCGGCATATTAACCAGATTACTACCAAGATACAGACCACTTGCCGTTATTGTTTTTACATCCGTTCCATTTGCTAATACAAAAGCATCTCCATTATCTTGAGTAAGCTTAAACATCTGTGCTTTGTCTATTACATTACTTTTTATCGTTTCCGTTGTTTGCAATTGGCTCCATGAAGTCCAACCAGGAGTTCCAAAATATCTAATATGAGATTCATAGAAATTGTTCGTAGAGTTTCTAAATAAAATTTGATACTTTACTCCATTACCCCATTTTAAATGAATGACAAAATAATAGTTAGCTGTATTTGGAGAGTTTGTTAGATTGTTACCAACATAGAATCCTGTAGCGTCTAAATCATTTAAATCCGTTCCAGATATAGATTTCATTACATCGCCAAGGCCAAAACTTTTTACCCAATTTTGGACCGCGTCGGCTTTCGCTTGCGCTCCTGCTGGTGTTTCTGCTCCTATTTGACCGGTAGTTACACCATGCGGGTTGTTTTTATTGTTTACATGCAAATCAAATTCCGTTTTTGTTGCTTGTTTTACGTTGTCAACATTTCCTAGTCCGACTTGCAACTTTGTTACTCCATGGGGATTATTTTTCAACGTTGCATGTGCATCGACTTTAGCTTGTGATCCTTCGGTTGTTTCTATTTGTTTCCAACCTCTGTTTTCTCCGTTTGTATGATCTACTCTAAAGTATCTATTATTTGAATAGCTAACCCATGCCTCATATTGTTTTCTTCCGTTGTATGACTCAGTTATATCAATTTCTATAATTCCGCCATCGGTAGCTGGATAACCTAATGATGTATTATAGTTAAATCCTTCATATTGACCAATACTCAAGCTTGATATATCTATATTTTTTTGGGTTATATCCCCTAATATAATTCTTTGTGTTCCGTAACCAAAACTTTTTACCCAATCAATTGCTGATTGTTTAGCCTTATCCACTGTATCTTTACGAGCAATATCATCATCTGCAGATGGTGCCGCTACTTTCGCCCTTCCTGCACTATCCCTTTGCATCAATGTGTTTGCAGTAGCTGCATTAGTTGATCCGTGGACATCCTTTTTAGAAGCTATATGTGTATTTACATCCTCAAGTGTTTTTGAAGGAGCATCGGTCCAATTCGATTTTCCAATCAATCTTTTAATTACATTGGCTACAGATTGGGAAAATGAAGAGTCCTTTCCTATAGCGTTCGCTATTTTTTCTAGTGTATTTAAATCGCTAGGTGCATTTGCTATTACCTCTTCATTGATTATTTCTATTACATCCTCTGAAGTTGTATACACGGCTGACTGATCAATAACTGCAGATACATTTGATGCAGTACCAACAAGAGTAATTATATTAATAATTTTTTCGATGATATCGGAGCCTCCGCCGGCAGGGATGTAGTCCGCCATATCTCCGCAATTTCCATAGCAATAAAGTATTTCTCCTTCGTTCGGATCCTTAGCAAATAACCCCAATTCGCGATAATAAAATCCAGTGGAAATATCCGCATTGGTAAACATGGTTCCAACAATAGCTTTTCCTTCTGCTAATACTTTAAGTTTAGTTATGGATAAACTCTTTTTCTGACTTATTAAGGAGTTTAGTTCTAAAATGGATGCCCCATTTAGCTTTCCATCACCAACTGCAATTCTAGTGAATTCCAATTTAACCCCTGTTTGGGCTTTTACTTGGAGGTTTCTACCTCTATTCGTTAATATTAATCCACCGAAAAGACTCATTTATTTCACCTGCTTTACTGTAATTTTGTCTCCGGTATGCACCACGGTGGCAAAATAAATACTCAACCCTTCGGATTGAGTGACTTCAACTTTTTCTAATTTGGCACTTTCTCTTTTCACGGAATTAAGTGCTTTGATAAATTGTTCAGCTTTTTCATGAGTAACTTCACTATTGCTCGTAACTACCCGAAAAGTCCCAGGCTTACCACCATAATCAAACCACTCCAATACCTCACCTTCGCCAAATACTGTTTCAATGAGTAATTCCACAGCTTTTGGAGTTCCTTTAAGTCGATGGAACAAAGTACTATCTCTTACTAGTTTTCTTTTGGTTTCAATAGGCAAGGTATTATCATAGAAATCAACATGCTTTTGATAAGCTAAATAATCTAATAGATTTTCATGAAGATTATCAACATCATTTAAATTACAGAGTTTTGCTGCTTCGATATATGCTTGCTTCATTTCTATTTCGAATGCTTCACCCAATGCCACGATAAATGGGTCCACTTTTAAACTAGATGGGAGTATGTTTGGCAAACAATTATCTTGCAAACTAATCATTTGTCAGTCCTCCAAAATTAAGTTTAGTGATATTTTCTTTAGCAACTTGGTGCCTTTCTAATTTTTTATACATTGGCGAATTAATAGCTACTCGCCTAGCCCCAGCATTCTTTAATCGGGTAATTAATTCTGATAGATCAATGGCTCTTCCCATCTTCTCGCGTTGCCAAACTAAATAGTCGTTAAATGCCTGGTTCACTTCCTCTTGGATAGAGGCAAGCATTGCTGCGTTGGTTTCTGAAACCCAATATTGTACATCCACATCGTAAAGAACTTGATCAGGAACATTTACGGATACTTTATCGGTTAATGGACGTTTCGATTTATCTGAACAAGTGGCCAAGACCTTATCAAGCAATTCCCGAGAAGGTAATTTCCCATCTTTCAAAAGGACGCGAATATCAATCACACACTCCGATGGACTCTCAACAACGACATCCACAACTTCTTGACTTACGGATTTAGCCCAATATTCATACGCACCTTCTGGACCAGCAACCGAAAACGATTCGGGAGCCGTTCGAATCCGTTCAGCATAAGGATCATCATCCTCAAGTTCTACTCCTCCAGCACTAACCGTTATATTTTTTACTTCTATTACCCACGGAATAGGATCTACTAGATTTGTAATCTCTCCCGGCAAATATCCGTTTCCGATTTCTCCAGTTTCTAAGCATGATGCAATTAATTGAACAGTATTTTGTCCGACTGGAACAACAACTAATTCATTTGTTGCAAAAAACGTGTTTTCTCCCACTAAAAAACGTGTTCCTTTTGGAATCGATAGTACATCCACCCTAGCCTCTTCTAAAACAAATTCCATTGTTGTAAAAGCAGATTTATACTCTAAACGAGGGGTATTCATCCCCTCCCCTTGATGATCCAAAAATTCATCTTCTGCATAAGCTAGGAGGTTTTGTTTAATTGCATAATCTAAGTTGTTTCGTTCTTGGACAATATATAACACAAGTGCCTGGACAAATTTTCGTCTCGGATCAGCATTCGTTAATGTCATTCCTGTTTTTTCTTCAATATAAAAAAGGATATCTCGTTCGATATCCTCCGGATCTTTTTCTAAAAAATCTATATCGGGTAAGTTAAATCGATTCATCTGGTACCACCCTTATAATCGCTTTGATTTCCCCATCTAAAGCGTTACCTGTAATTTGTACTTCATCCACTACTACTCGGGGCTCGTTTTCTTGAATTGCCTCTATGATTCTATTTGTATTTCTCGCTTGTGCTATGTTAATAGGTGAGTCTAAATCGGGTTCCCAACCAAACTCCCTATCTAGTGGACAACTAAATTTCATAGTAGAAAGGATGAAAGATATATTTTGAAGAATCTCATTAATACCAGTTGCTCCAAAATCTACTTTTTGAAGTGATGTAACATGATACTGCATCTAATCATCCTTTCTTAAAAGTGGAATAGGCGGAGTTTGCAGTAATGTACCTGCCTTTGCCTAGCGAATACCACCCATTTTTCTTGGAATAGACAGTCAATTTATTTTTATTAAATGCATAACCTAAAACCTTGTATTTAGTTCCGGGTCCGCTTCTAATGTGAACGGATTTCACTTTAATTGTGATTACTCCCAGTGTCTTTTTCTTCTTTTTGGAAGTGGTAGTGCTTTTCTTTTTCGGCTTTTTCTTTGGTGCCTTCTTTTTGTTAATGACATATTCCTTTAAGCTTAATGTCACTTCTGAAGTTAGGATATTTCCTCTGTTATCAACCGTTTTATAGGATTCTACTAATTGTTGTATTACCCAATAATTCGAGGAAATTGCTTTTCCACCAAGTACAAAAGATTTAGCTGTGCCTTTATCTTTCATACTTCTCATCTTATCTAATTGTTTCTTGGGGTTGATTCCCAGTTCGGCTCTTAAAAGAATGGTAATATTGATTTCATCCAAACCAGGGCCCGAAAACTCCGATTTGGGCTTTTGCCCAATAATTTCATGATCATTCCATCGGGCTGATCCACTTCTTTCAAATTCATTGAAGGTTAATTTCTTTTTGGTGGAAGTTTCAAAAACAATATCCCCGAATGAACCTATTTTTGCCATCGCTATTCGCCTCCATTACTCTCACGAATAGGGCCAATAATGAATCCTTGATTTTCTTTTGTAAAACTACAAAATACGTTATCTCCAACTTTAGGTACCCAATTAACACCGACAATTAATAGATTATCAGATACAAAATTTTCATCATCGTATCTTACTTTTGCAGTACAATTGGCAGTATTAACGGATGTTACTTCACCTGTTTTTCCATACATTAATATCCCACCAATACTTTTCTCAATGATAGTTGGACAGTAAATGGACCGTGAACAACTTGAGTAATGATGTACTTCCCATTAAACTTTCCAAATTTCTTCAAATTCACCGTATCTCCTGCATCTAAATGTTTAGTAGTTGTAACGGTAAGATTGACGGTTGTAGCATCCTTATTGGCTTCACGTAACCTCTTTTTAGCCAACCTTTGCCCTTCTGCGACTGATTTTATTTGTTCTCTAATAACTAATGTCCGCCCGACTTTAGGCGGCTTTGGAGGAGTGTAGGAAGCTTTAATTGTTTTCTTTTTAGCTGCGTCTCGATAGATCACGCGGCAAGATTTATAGGCTCCACTTAGGGTGGTTTTTGCAGTCCAATTGACAACTTGTATATCATCACTAGCGCCACTTTTTCTATTTATGGTGGCAACAGTAGCCTTTCTTTCATAATCGGCCTCATCTAAAATGACAATGGATCGATTCGAAAGCTTTAAACAAAATCCTTCATCCTTACAAAGACGATATAAAAAGGCTAAATCCGTTTCTCCATCTTGCTCATAACGATCTTTTTTAGGATTTTCATTGGCTTGATAATAAAGCTTAAGTTTGTTCTTTTTTGCAATATCTCCAGCCACTACTCTTAAGGTGGATTTTTCCCACGCTCTAACTTTTCCTTCTCCTCGGAGACTAGATGATTCTGGAACGGATAAAGAACGGATAACTACTTCAGTAGGATCGCCGCTTGCTTCGATTTCATCTACTTCAAATTTACCGATTTTCGTTTTTACGGTTTGGCTTTTCCAATACTTTTTAAAAATAGATGCAGATAGAACGGAACCTTTAGACGGGAACCAATCATTTAACCATTTATTCTCTTTATCTTCTAAAACAATTTGTAGGTCATCAATCTGTCCACTTAAATTATCTGTAAATGTCCAGTCTTTAAGATGTCCTTCTAGTTCGGCTTTTATCTTTTTATTGTTATAGGTAATATCTAAATATGTCCTTCTGCTATCCGTCATAGATCATCGTCATCCTCTTCATTCTCTTCATCTTCGGTTTCCTCATCATCCTCATCTTCATCACCTAGCCAATCAGGTCTATCAGTAATTTCAGATGTATCAATATCAGGTATAGTAAGAACAACGCCACCCGAAAAGATTAAGGTAGCCCTGTGCTTTTGATTTTCTTCCAACAAAAGAGGGAGCAAATACTCGCTCCCTAATGTTCGATAGGCAATTAAATCCCATGTATCTCCTTGAATCGTTGTGTAGGTATTAGCCATCATAGCTCACCCTCTTACTTTTCACGCTTGGTAATTGAATATTATTAATTCTTCTTTCTAAATTATTCAATGCGTTAATTACGCGCTGACCAGCTGATTGAATACCATTAAGGGATGCCAACCATCCACTTGCTTGGCCTGTGTAAGTTGTTAATATATCTAAATTGCCTTTTACTAGATCAGCACTAGATTTTATACCGTTAAATGCTCCAACTGTCCACCCGCTAGCTTGTCCTGTGTACGTTGTTAATATATCTAGATTACTTGTTACCAAGCTTGCACTAGAATTAATTCCATTGAATGCTCCAACAATCCAGCCACTTGCTTGCCCCGTATACATGGTTAAAATGTCTAAGTTGCTTGAAACCAAGCTTGCACTAGATTTCATTCCGGTAAATGCACCAACAATCCAACCGCTAGCCTGTCCAGCATACATGGTCAAAATATCAAAATTGCCAGCACTTCGATTAATAGCGTTCTGTAAATTCGCAGTAGATTGACTCAATGCTGAAGAAGAAGCATTCACGTTTTGTTGTTGGGCTTCAGGGGCAGGTTGTGCAGCTGCTCTTGTTTGATCAACAGCTTTTCCACCGAGCCACTTTCCGCCAATATAACCTCCAAGACCGCCAAGAATTCCACCTATCGCGGATCCAAGTCCAGGTGCAATTGCAGTTCCGATTGCGGCTCCAGCTTTAGCGCCTCCCCAGCCTCCGGCAATGCCTGCTCCCGATTGTACGGTAGCTTTGGTTTTATCTTTAGATTTAAAAATACCAACTGCTTCACTAACTAATGTTAAAGGCACTGCCGCTTTGCTTAACACTTTGGAAACAGGCTTAAATACTTTGGATGTACCTTCTAAAAACTTTTTAAAAAAGCCAGGTTTGTTTGTATTTTCTGCAACAGTTTTAGCCGCGCTCGGCAAAGGAACAACTTTACTATTTTTTGGAGAAACAGATGGTTTTTGAGTATTACTTTTAGATGGAACACTCTTTTCTACAGCCCTTGGTGGTGGTGGCGGAGTAGGTGGTTTAGGTTTACTTCCTTTAGGCGCTTTACTACTTTTCCTACTTTTGGCACCTTTATATGTGTCATATCCCCATTTCCCTGCACCTATTGCACCTCTAACTAACAATCCTCCGCCCATCATCCATGCGGCAGCACCCATTCCTAATGATGCTGCAAAGTTTCCTTGGAATAGATTACTAGCAGAAGATTTAAGAGCACCTGTGAAAGCATTGATCCAAGCCTTAGCTGCAATCTCACCAAGTTTGGTAAAGATTTTATTCATGCTGTCTCCACCGGACCCGGATAGCCATTTCTCGATTTTAGCTGTGGCTTCATCCAGCATATAGACAACTTTGTCGCCAAAATCCATTGATTTGAAACTGTTGTATTTTGCTAAATCCTTTGAGTATTGTTCCATCATATCTGGATTCATTTGCATGGCTTTTGTAAGCTTTGGCTTATCCATGATAAACGGCTCGAATATATCTCTTAATCCAGATGCTACCCTTTTACCAGCCTTTTCAATTCCACCCAGATTTTTATCAATGTCTGAACTGAAACTATTAAAGATATCTTTAAAAACTGGAAGAATAGGTGTAGCAAATTTAATTTGCGCTGATTCAATTGATCCACTTAATTGTTCTAATGACCCGGCATAATTATCTTTCATGGCTTTGGCAGCTTTTTTTGCTGTTCCGTTAGAGTTTTCTAAAGCCTTTGTCATTTCGTTAATTTTTTTAGGACCTGCGGAAAATAGGTTTAGCATCCCTGTTGCCGCTTCAGTTCCAAACACTGCTGCTGCCTTTTGAACCTTTTGAGTTTGTGTTAAATCTTTAGTTGCCTTATTCCATTCCTCGGAAATTTGAGTTATGCTCTTGAATTTTTTACTTTTATCCGTTACAGAAATGCCAAGTTCATCTAATGCCTTTCTTGCTTGTTTTGGCGGTTTAGAAAGTCGTATTAATGCCATACGGAGAGAAGTACCTGCTTGCTCTCCGCTTAATCCTTTATCGACCATAATCCCGGTAGAAGATGCTAGTTCTTCTAAACTTATGCCTAAAGTTTTAGCTACAGGGGCCGCATATTTAAAAGAGTAGCCTAAATCGGCTACTCCGGCTGCGGTTCTATTTGCACTCATGGCCATGACGTCAGCCACATGATTGGCAGCTGTAGCTTTCAATTCAAAAGCATTTAGCGCCGATGTAACTACATCTGAAGTTAAGGCAAGATCTTCTCCCGATGATTCAGCTGCGTTAATAATACCAGGCATAGCGCCCATAATCTTTTTAGCGTTGAATCCTTTTTGGGCTAATTCATCCATCGCAATTGCAACTTGGGATGCAGATAAACTACTGTTAGCACCTAATTTTAAAGCTTGGTCATTCAATTTCTTCAATTCGGAAGTCGTAGCTTCGGCCTTAACTCCTGCCTTGGTCATTTGCTGTTCAAAACTAGCAGCCTTGTTCATGGAGTTCCCAGCTACTAATGTTGCTGCGGCTACAGTACTTACAGCCGCTATTTTCGCTCCTGTTTTAACCCTATTAAGTCCAGTACTAAATGTGGATTTTAAGGTGTTAATCCTTCTTTGTGCTCTTTCCAGCCTTTGAAGGTCTCCAGTTAACCGTCTTGTTTCTTCGGCATACTGGCTTTGATATATCTTACCTCTTCTAAAATCGGAATCTAGTTGACTTAAAGCTCGTTGTGTTTGCTTAGATTGATTCTTTAAATCTCCTAAGCCTTTAGATGCTTTAGAAAAGGTGGAGGAAAATGAACTTGCCATTTTTCCTCCGATTTGAAAGCTTATTTCAAATGCTTTTTTAGCCATTAGCATCACTCTCCTCAGCTAAGGCTTCTTTCCACAATTCTAATTCTCGAATTGTTTTCGTTTCCCAATAAGCTACGCCATCATGACTTAATGAACCGATTTTGAAGAGGATTCTTCTGAATTCTCCTGCTCCTCCTGATTCTCCGACAATCCTAACAAAAAATTCCTCACACTAAAGGTTACTTCTAAAAAGTCAGGCAGAGATAATCTTTTTAAATCATCTTCCATAGTCCCCGAAGCTTTTGAAGCAAATTTTAACAACACATTTTGATTAAACACGTCATCCATTCCACGTGGGTGTCCTTCTGCTCTTAATTCTAAATCGACTTTTAATACATCTTCTCCAGTTAGATCCTCGAGGTTCAAATTTAATTTCTCTATCTTTTTACCATCTATAGTTAATGATTTTATTAAAGTGATTTCCATTTGTTATTCCTCCCTATTTAAGTCCTAATGACTTCCTTAACGATTTTAAATAATCCGTGCCGTTTACTTTGTAAATGTAATTATGTTTATCAAGTTCAACGATAACTTTTCCGCTGCGTTCCAATTTTATATACGTTACTTCAATTTCAGTGGATCCTTCATAAGGCGAACCCTTCGCAACTTTTCCAAAGTCATTTTTAGTAACATGACCTTTAACTACAACTCGTTGAGGGGTAAAAGCATTTCCTGACCTTGTGTTGTATTCTTGGTTGGAAATACGGCAATCGACTGTGATTGTCCCAGGTTTAAGAAATGCAGCAATCTCACTAGTAATCATTCGCCAGTTTAAAGTGAATTTCATGCTTTGGAAGTGGCCATAAGTGGCAGATTCATATTCCCCCAAGATTCCTGCGCCATTAACTGTTTCTGTCATTGCATCAAAAGAAGGAAGCTGCAAATCTGCAACTCCCTTCAAGTCAGGTGAACCACTTACGAACACCCTAAAATCATTTATTTTTTCAGGAATGATACCCATCGATCATACCCCTTTCTTATTCAAATAATGTCTGATAGTACGTAGCGTCAAATTCAACAATAAATTCTAGGTTTTCTCCTGGTGTTGGTTCGGCGAGTAAAACTCTAAATCGGACAGTACCATCTATCAAATCAGTAGTAGGATTGTCCTCTTCTCGAAATTCCACCCTACCTCCAACAAGGGCGCCATCAGATGTTAAACCATTCAGCCAACTATTTAGAGTATCAACCACAGAATCTATTAATGTTTTGTTCGTTGGGTCATCAACTTTTTGCCAAGTTGTAAGAACAATTGTATTAGAAACCCAATTATGCATTCTACGGACAGGAATAAATGAGTCCTTAACATCTGTATTAGCTGGATAGGCAGCAGTACGATTTCCCCATACTTTTAATCTACCAATAAAATTAAGGGCAGTAACTATTCCTTGTCCATTTAAATAGTTCGCCTGGTCAGGTCCTAGAGTCACTTCTTTTCCATCTTCTAAAACAACTTTGTCAAGTTGTAGAAATCTATTTGAAGGACTCACATAAGGAACATCATCATATTGGGAATCGGTTAGAGCTATAACACTAGCTACATGTGTAGACAAATGATAAATCTTATCCCCTAACCCTCCCATCGGCCAGCACACATTTTCGTATGGAGATACATAATTATTTGAATTTTTCCATTCAGAAACTTTAGTATAGGTATTTGCAACCTTTGTATCGGCATCATCTAAAGATATAGCTTTAAAGTACAGGTTAATACTCGTTGCTTTCGCTCTCATTACAGCAGCCACTGTTGAATCCTTACTAAATTTCGGTGCTAGAATTTGTCCTGGAACTAACCCGAACTTAGGAAAAACACTATTTATTAATTCAAGGCCTGTTGAGTCGCCAGTGTTTACATCTACCCCACCTATAATGTCATTTTTCGTTACCTTTGAAGGGTCAATTTTAGAAAAAGACACTGACAATGAAGTTTGTCCTTGTGGAACTGATCCACTAGACAAAATAGCAATCACAACATTTCCTTCCTCATCAAAGCTTGATAGATAATCAGCATCTTTTGTTAAAGTTTGTCCATCTGCTGACAATTTCACTTTTAACGATTCAAGCAGAATGCCTTTTTCCCTAATAATCGCTTTTTTACCTATGATCTCTGCATCTGCATTGCCATCCGATATATGTTTACTAGGATCCAAAACATTGATGAAAACAACTGGACCCACTCCATATAAACGAAATGTACAATCCATTTCTTCGCAAAGAGTATAGTCATTCCATTCATCCGAATAACCTAAGCCCTCTACAGCTTCAGCCCATGAAAAAGCTAATAATGGTTTATTAACATACTCAGTTGTCTTAGCTAAATTTATAGGTGCTGTACCAACAACAACCTTTAATCCGGCTGTTGCTGTAACCGGGGCGATAACAGAAGTAGGCGCTTCTAAAATGTTTACTCCGTGTTTGTATGTCATTTCGACACCACCTTGCTAAAATATTCCCTTGCTTTTTCAAACAACAAATTTTCTTGTGTGCCTTTATCAGACACATGCATTTCAAAATCAGTGAAATCTTCCGGTTTAACAAATAAATTTTTGAGAAACGGCTTATCCTCTAAGTGCTTTTTTAAGTGGGCTGGATAACCATTTCTAAAACTTGTATAACGAGTAACAAAAACATTAGATGGACCACAATAAATTAAAACAGCCTCCTGATCGGAGACTGCCTCAGTTATTTCTTTTTCTAAATTTTTTCTAGCCAAAATTACCACTCCGTTTCAGGTTGTATTTGTGGAATATTAAAAGTCAAATCCATTATTCCATGCCAAAATGGCTTTAATTGTTCTTCAAATAATTCTATTTGAATTTTATCTTTTAAGACAAAAGGTCCTAAATACATTTTTTTCTTTAGTTCCATTTTTATCCGCGTTGCAATATTGATAGTATCACGCCATCCGTTTTGTTCTTCCTCGCTAAACGTTCCAATAAGAAGACGTATATTAACCACGTTCTCTGAATAAAGCTCATCGGATTCACTCAGATAACGAATAATAATAAAAGGATAATCGTTGGGTGTTAAACGATCATCCTCATCTTCATCCTCATCTTGGTTTGGTAGATACCCTGCATACACCGAAGGAACCTTGCTTACTCCTTCAACCTTTGTAGTAAGATTAAAGTCTTTAACAATTTGTTTTACGTATTCTACTAACGCATCTACTAATTCAATTGGAGTCATTAGCTACCTCCAAACAGTCTATTTATTTCATGATCCAAACGCTTATCAAGAATCACTTCTGCTCTTTCCTCAACAGCTTGTTCTACTGATTTGTTACCTAACATTTGCGGAACAGATGGCCCATAATGCCCCTTGATAGGGAATCTTCTTTTTGAAACTCGGGTAAATACGTTAATGTGTCCGCTTCTCATTTGTGCAACAAATCCATTTTTAATCGTTTTTTCTGAACCCCTTTTAACACTTGCTGTGATAGGTCTTTTTCGATTAGGTTGGGGCCTTCCCGGATTCACTTTAAAATTAATTAATTTAATCACGAAACCTCTTGATCTGATATCAGCAAATAAACTATTGGGAGTAGCCTTTTTTATCCTGATTGTGCTTATAATATCCTTGTGTTTTATGATATAGGTTTGTCTTGCCGATTTAGCGGCCTGTGTTCTAGCAGCTTCAGCAGAACGATTTATTGCGCGTGCTGTCACAATAGGAATTTGTTTTGGCGTGTCTCCTAACATTTTCTGCAATCTCTCAATATGCTCAAGCTTTAATTCAATCAATATGATCACCCATAACTTTGATTGGCGGAAAAGACGATTTTCAAGATGCCATCCATAACAGAAGAATGAATAACATACAGACTTTTATCATCAAGTTTAATCCTTTTCCCAACCTCAGGTTTTTTATATTCTGAAGCTTTTAAATAAATGGTTTTAGTCGCTTCATAAATATTCTGTGTTACTTCTTCAAAATCACGAGTTCTACCCAACTTTTCTTGATTGTCATCTTCATCGATGATCATGACAATTTCTTTTTTGCCTAATGTATGAACTTCTCCAAATTCATCGACATTAATAAAGATAGCCAGGTCCTTTTTTAATTGATCTTTGAAGTTCATATTTCTTTCAATCCTAAGACTTCATCGGATTTATTTTGTGAAATAATTTGCTCAATAACAGAATCCTTTAACTTCTTTTGTTCTTCCGTTAGTTCTACTCCAACAGTTTCTGCGGCTTCAATTAAAGGTTCTTTGTTAAAGGCTTTATTCAATAAATCATGAAAATCTTTTGGATTGTCATTTTGTTTTTCAGTTTCTTTGTAAATACTAGCCGCTTTGCTTTTGATCAATTTCTTTGCAAAGTCGTTAGGACAAGAAAACTTGTCCCCAACTTCGACAATAATTCCGTCAACAAAAACAGGTTGAAGTGCTTTTAATATCATTATTTATCACCTTACCCTATTTTGACTTTTGCACGGGTGCCAGCAGTGGCTTTAGCTTCAACTACCCATCCGGCTGGAATGGCACCAGTTTCAGTAGCTGTTAAAGCATTATCTTTCCAATATACCGCCTGTCCGACAGTAAAAGCCTCTGTATTTACAGCAGGTAAGTTATAGACTCCTATAACATGAACACTACCCACAGCGCCTACTGGAATATCACAACCGGATATTCCGATTCTAGTTCCCAATGAAACTACTGAATCGGATTTAATATCTGACGCACCATTGTTTTTAAAATCGATGCTTTCACCACGTTGAACATAACTAGTTTGAGGATTATTTAACATAGGGAATTACCAACCTTCCTAATAATTATTGTCCGTTATTTTTAACGGCAGTTTTGTAATCTACGATAGTAACACCGTAATCAATGTAAATATCCCACATGTACCCTAATTGACCTGCAGGAGGTTGCTTCATAACGATTGTTGGCATATCAACACCATTCAAGTAATCAACTTGAATTGGAGAGCGTAATTGATCAGCAGTTAGATACCATTCTTTTTCGCCGTTTGCTGTTGCATCATCCAACTCTGCATCGCTAATAATTGTTAAGCTGTTGAAGAACGGGTTTTTAATATTTGGATTGCTTTGAGACGGATCCACTGTCGACCCAATAAATTGCCCTGTTCTTGTTTCTAATGTTGTAGGTACAAGAAGGAATTTTGCTGGAATATTTAAATTTACTTCACCACCAGCAGCTTTTTGTTTTTTCATTTTCATCCTCATATCTGCAATAGAATCAACAGAAGGTGCTCCATTTACGGCAGATATGTTTTTATGATCTGAAGAGAATAATTGCTTTCCATCCCAAATAACTGGATTTTTCGCTAGTAATTGATATACCAATCTATTAATACCTAATCTTGCTGATTGAGCATATAAAGCAGGGATTGTGGAAATGAAATCTACATCATCATTAATAAATGCTTGGCGCGACATAGTAAACTGACGACCAAATGTTAATAACTGGCGTTGTGGTCCTTCTTCAGCATTTACCATATCATGCTTTAATTCGCCGTTTTCTGGAACAAGTAGCAATTCCCCAGCTGTACCTACTTGATAAGTTTTTGTTGGGCGGAAATCTTTTAAAGTCCCTCGTTTGGTCCACAATTGATAGGTTGTTTCTGCCTCTGTATAAGCTTTTTCAAAAACTGTGCGGGCTGTTTGGTCCATAATACCAGCAAAAAGGGAAGTAGGTGTCATGTATTGACGTAATAGCTCGTCAGCACTCAATCGAGAAGCATTAGCAACACCCTCCATACGCAATGTTTCAACCGCTAATTCTTTAAGAGACATATTACGGAATTGGTTAGCACCTTCCGCAGGCTTTTCTATATTTACTCCAACACGTAAAGCTAGACCATCCCTTGCAGCATCACGTATTTTATCCCCTTCATCTTTAACAATGCCAACTGCAGAAGGTTTTTTATCTTCTAATTGTTTTTCAAGAATTAAAGCACGTACCTCATCAATGCTTTTGCCTTCTTTAATATATTCCTGTGGATCATATCCAAAGTTTCGGCAAAGATTATCAATATCTAATGCTCTTTGTCTTTCATTTTCCATAGCTTGTCTTGCAAGGTCTTCTGCATTTACTGGTGGTTGTTCGGGCGTTTGGGTATTAGTACCATTTATAGCCCTAAGAGCATCGATACTTCTTTGTAACTCATCAAATTCTCTTTGCTCTGTCTCGTTCAAATCCCTTTTTTGTGTTTTTGCAGCATCTAAAATTGCTTTTTGTCTTGCTAACATTTGCTCTAACGTCATGTTTATTGACCTCCTAGATAATTACTATTTAATTGAATTTGTTTGTAATAAAGGGACAAAGGTTCTGACCTTTCATGTTGAGGGTATTCCTCCATCTCTCTCCCTACTCCAACCGTAGGATCTGCTGGAATAGAAACAATAGATATTTCAACAGGTGTCCACTTTAAAGCTATGCTGCACGGACCTGTAAATTTTCCATCACTAGATACCTTCCCTGCAGCTACTTCCTCCCAGCTATCTACTCGATAGCCAACACTTACACCTTTTAAAGTACCACTTTTTACCTTTTGAAAAATAACATCGCTATCAGGGTCATCATCGAAGGTAACTAACGCTAGTCCTCTATCATCCTTAATCCAAGCATCATCGATTCTTCCAATCACTCTATTTCTATCATGGTTGAATAAAAGGCACCCTATTTCTTTCAATCTTTCAAGATCCAACGCTCCATTTTTGTGGCTTAGGATTTCCGGACCGAACCATCGTTCATAAGGTTCTTCGCTGGAAAAACTCAATTCTACTTGCCTTTTTTCTTCATCAATGGCTCTAAAATTAATACTGGAATCTCGATTAAGCTGTTGATTTTTTCGTTTTGCCTGTGTCGTCAATTTCTATCACCCCCTTTTGTTTCATATACTCAATTTCTCGTGCTCTTTGATCTACAACCTCCTTCCAATCCTGTCCGGAAGAAGCTGCAATATCTGCAAGTGTTGCTTGATTTGTTTGTAATGCCGTTTTGTTTGCATTTACCTCTTTTACAGGATCAATCCACTTTTGCCCTGGAGGTGTCCAATCGTGTTTCATGTACTTTTTCTTATCGCTCCAAAAATCTTTTATATTGATGGCACCACTCAAGACCGCAGAAATTAAAAAAGTCTCATAAACCTCGGAAAGAAGATGGTCAATGAGATATTGTTGCTCCATGGCATATGTTTTTTGATCTTCTAATAGACCCTGTCGAGCACTACTATAGTTAACTTGAGACATATCACGAGCAACAGCTTCATAAGAAATACCCTGTCCACTTCCGGTAAGGCGTTGTTGCACGCGAACAAAATCAGCTGCGCTTGCTCCTTGTGCGGGTGGATTTACAACGGAAACATCGTCCCCCGGATTAAGTTCTGAGATCATTCCAGGACTCAGAGTCTTTCCATCGTAAGTATTGGAGGTACTCTTACTTGTTCTGCCTATAGAACCAGGTTGCGGATTTTGTCTTTTTATAAAAACGGATAAACAGGCCGCAACCCTTTCTTTCACACTTACCGCTTCCATATAGGAATTCACATCTTTTATGCGCGTGATTGTAGGCGCCATATCAGACATTTCGCGGATTTGAGAAGGACGTTTTTTATTCCATAAAAAAATAACATCATCCGCTTTTATTTTCTCCGATTTTCCAGAGTAAAAGCCGTTAATGTCATATTGTTTAAAATAATATGCAATGGGCCGATTATATTCGTTATATTCAATCCCATTTATTATTCTTGTACTCGCACTATTATTATTTTGCATAGTATCCAAGTCATCAACTTCACGGACTTGAAGAACAAAAGGAACAACTCCACCTTTTGTATATCGTTTGACGAAAAGGATTCCACCATCAATTTTTTTCCTTCGCTCTGCCATTCGCACCATTTCATCAAAGCTTTGTTGGGCAGTGACATCACAATTTCTTGGTTTTCGCCACTCTTTCCAAAGTTCCTCAATGGCATCGTTTAGATTTTCGTCATCTGTTTTAGCTTGCAATTTAAATCCAGTTCCGACAACGTTTCTTTCGAAAGCACCTATAATACTTTCTTGCATATCGGAATTTCGTTCCAAATCCCTACCTCTTGCCCGAACAGTATCACGATAAAAACTATCCGTTTGTTCCGCGGTGGAATTAACTGCTTGCCATCCTGCATTTAAGCGATCATGAGCACCAGCATCATAGTTTCTAATTTCTTCATAACTTTTTCTCCATGCTTCCCGCCTATACGCAACCTTTGGCGAGAAAAAAGCAATGGCGCTATCTAACCAACTCAAATTATCACCTCCTATCAAATACACTTACATAAGTGTTCGCTAAAGCATCATTTGGAGAATTTTCATAATTTATTTGGGCTTGAAGTTCTCTTTGCCTCTTATACAACAATGACAAATCAGCCCTTTTTAAACGTCTGGAACCAATTTGATATTCTTGACCACCGATTTCTATAGCTGTAATTGCATCGTTGATTTGTTTTAACTGTTCTTCCAAAGTCACTTAATTTACCCTCCTTTTTAGAGCCAACTACCACTTTTCAACCATTGCGAATTATAATCCATGGATTGGTTATTTATTGTTGATGATTGTTCGGGTTCCTCTTTTTCATCTTGTTGGTAAAGGTGCAAAGTCCGAACGTGAAGAACATCAGCTGCAGCAAGTGCATAAACTTCCGTATCTAAATAGTGATTATCGGCATGACTCGTTTTAGGTACCCATACTTGATTAACCTTTCCTCCGCTGCCCTTTACATTAACCTTATGTTCAGCAGTAACCTGTTCCGCATATTCCTTGTCGCAGCCTTTATAAACCATCCATGAGCCTTGACCATTTTTCCTTGCCATTCTGGAGGCAATCATATCTTTGTATTTACCACCATCAACGAGCAACAATCTAGTACCATAAGCTTTTGAATTAGCTTTGTTAATAGTGCTTATCTTAAAATGTGCATATCCGCTTGCTACCCCTTTTACTGGAATGGCCCATTCACTATTAAGAGCGCAAAAATCATAAACTTCATCTGTCTGATCCCCAGAGTCCATCCCGCATAAGTTAACCATTAATGTTTCGCCATTTTGCTTTCTGTATTCCGCGTTCATGACATTTTCAATTTCTCGGAAACTTAGCGCTTGTCCATGTGCAATGTTTTGGCTCGTTAAATATGGTCCCCATGCACGAATAGTCCAATATAAACTTGTTTCCTGAACATCGACTCCACCGGTTAGCATTACCGCCCAATCAGGTACAACAAATTCTTCAAATTCTGTTTGTCTTTCCAAAACCATATCAGCATTGGTTTTCAGCTTTGTATCTTCCCATGGTTCTGCAAGCCATGAGTTAACAAAGTTTTGGAATTGCTCCGGATCATCCTTTGTCATAAGAAACTCTTTTGCAATCTCTGAAAATCTAACAAATGGAGAATATAAAGTATTCATCCAGTAAGCAACCTTCCTCGGGAATTGAGTTTTTTGTTCAGTCACTACCCATTTACCGTAACGAAGCATTTGCGGTTTATGCTGATCAGTAATAATACATCCACATTCTTGGCAGATATAATTGGCAAATTCAGCCCGATCTGCATAACCCATATTTTTATCATTTGGCCATTTAATTTGATTAAAAAGTAGCTCAATATATTCACCACAGTGAGGACAAGGAACATGATATTTTTTAACAACATCAGCATTTTCTTTTGCCTTCCAAATATGACCCGTTTTAATAGTTGGCGTTGAAGTGATGAATACTTTTCTGTTAGGAAATGTTTTTGTACGTTCCCTCGCTAGTTTAATAGGATCCGCTTCTTTTTTACTTGCGCCTGGATATTTGTCTACTTCATCCAAAAATAAATAACGTATCGCTTTACTTGCTAATCCAGAAGGTGAATTTGCTCCATTTAAACTAAGAAACATACCTTCACATTGCAAATCTAATTTGCTAGATTCTCTTTTTCTGAATTTCTCTTTAAGCCCCCTTGATAATGTAAACATGGGTTGAATACGATTTTCGGAAACAAATTCAGCAAGTGTATCGGTTGGATAAACTATCATTACAGGGCTTGGATCTTGCATGACAACATAACCAACCATATTATTTAATGCTTCAGAACCACCAACTTGAGTAGGTTTTAAAAATATTATTTCTTCGGTATCTACATTGTTGAATTCGTCCATGATTTCAATTAAATATGGTGTCACTTCATTTCGCCAGTTACCGGGGATGGCAGATGTTTTACTGTCCAATACTCTATGTTTTTGTGCCCATTCGCTTACAGTTAAGTTTTCGGGAGGGCTTAATAATTTAAGAGGATTAGAAATAAATTCCGGTAATCTATCTTTTTGTTTTCTTGGCATAGTACACACCATCCACGCTCATCTGTTCCAAAGCATCGCTGATCGTTTCGTTTAATCCTTTTTCAATACGTCTTGCCTCTAAAGGTTCAACATAAGGACTGATTTCACCAGCTAATTTCCTAGCAAGTGCCATAGCTGATTTTTTGAAAATTAGAAAGAACCGCGACAATTCTGTTTCGACTATTTCTTTCTCTAAGTATTTTCCGCTTTGTATATCGATTTTCAATTTATTTAATTCATTGTTTGTTTCTTTCAAAGCAACTTCTGCCTCTAGCTTTTTTTGTTGCAGACTAATAGACTTGCTTACCTCGGTATCAGCATTGTAGATTTCACCACGCCATTTAAGAACATGTTTAAGGTCCCACCATCCCCTACGATGTTGAGTTAAACCTTGCCTTTTCCAATCTGTAAGCGTTCTGTCGCTGATTTCTAGGATTTCGCAAAGTACGTTTGTTCTTACAATAATTTTTTTATCGACCCTCTTAATACCATCCATGACACTCACCCCCAATTTCGAAGTTCCGAAGTTTTCGTATTTTATTTTATGGAGCCAAATATCGGGAGTCGCTAGCCCCGCATACTCCCATCCCCCTCAGAAGGACCCGTTACTATTTTTTGTTCCCAATCCTTGGTGTTCCAGCTGATCCTTCATTAGTTCTCATTGCATCTAGAACAATATAAGAAGACCGTTGCAATGCTTCTGCTGCTCCTAAATGTTCAATGATTGCTAAGTTGTTCCTCACAACTAATTGAGCTTGTGGTGAAGAATCATTAATAATCTTATTAATCTTTTCAGATACTTCCTGTTTCACCTTAGCCAATAGATCTTCAAGCTTCCAACCATCATGATTTTCACTGCTCATTAATACAGTTTTATTAATACTCATTTCCTTCTGATCGCTCCTCTCACTCGTTTATACGTATCGCGATTCATTCCCATAAGATTCTCCCAATCTTTACGAGACATTGGTTTATCCCGTTTGATAGATGGAGGTTTCTTTCGTGGCATTAGTTTCTCCAATTGCTTTCTTTGCTCATGGTTTAAATGATCTTTCAATCTCATCTCATCACCTTCTTTGTGCAAAATAAAAAACACCCAATTTATTTGGATGCTTTGATTACTAAATCTTCTCTTTCTAATTCTTCAACACTAAATTCTCTAGGATTAAAATCTAAATATCTTCCGTCTTTCTTTAGTTGCTCATTTTTATTTTCAATCCATATATTAACTGCATCTTGAGGATTTTTTGCAAGAACAAGAATTTTATCGTTTCCATATCTGATTAGATAATAATTATTATATTCCATTTCCGTCACCTCACTTTCATCTACTCAATTCGACAAAAGGAGATGATATCCTTCAATTTTTAAATTAAAAATTATCTAGCAAATGCATTTGCTAGTATATTTCTTTAATATTTTCTTTAAATATTTTCTTTAGCACTTTTGTATATAATGAAGGAAAAAGTTTCGCTGTACTCTAATTAGCGGACAGCACTGTACTCTAATTAGCGGACAGTACCATACTCTAATTAGCGGACAGTTAAGGTGTCCTCTAATTAGCGGACAAACAAATGTTTGTATAAAAGATAAACATATAAAAACAGCCGAAGATGCTTAGGGTTGTCAAGGTTATCGTCCTTGCCCCTTAGCACTAACCACACCGGCTTTTTGTCATCAGCTGCTTTTATATACTTAGTGCCACCTAAATGATTAGATGGCACCGGTGAATACAAAAGAGTATATTACAACAATGTTTCCGCATTGTTATAACTATTATTAAGCCATTACTTGCTGCGGTGAATAGCAAACCGTCCCGATCCATTCCTTAGTGGCTAGGATCACCACGCTGAAAGGAGGAGAAGCAAAGTTACAGTGTGGCCGCACGTTATGCTCAGACCGTAACCAGGAATGGAGTAAAAGAAAAGAGAACCAACGATTGCTGGCCCTCTTGATAAATTGCTTATGATATAAATTTAACAGGTATTTCACCAAATAAATGTCACCTTTATTAAAAAAAATCTAAAAAATAGTTTAATCATTATGAAATACATAATTATAGTTAATTCGAAACTCCCATTGAACCACTCGTGTCCATCATTGCGAGAACGACAGCCTTAGATTCGGGCTTTTGAATTTCATTCCACGTTCTAAATTTTAAATCTTCTTGGACGATTGGATGAAAACTTGGTTTTCCACTGATCGCATTTCGTTTGAATGCTGTCATCATCGTTCTTTTTTTATCAATATTGCCCATTAATCCGGTTTTGCGGATATCATTAAATTCGATATCTTCAACCGTATTTAAATCTTGCTCTTTTCGTTGTAAATTCGGTAATTCTAATTGTTTAAATAATGCCTCTTCAAGCTCCATTAACGATACTTCTGCTTCATAATAATCTTCTCCCGGCTGATCGCCTGCCCCATCGCCTTTACCTGGCCCTTTTTGTGGCGCACCATCTCGTGCGACAACATCACCTACCTGACTCTCGCCGTCCCCCTGACCGACATGCTTATTCTTATCATAATTATAGCGTATTTTGTATTCATCCAATGATCGAATCGGAATTTTGACCACATCACGGCCATCTGACATGATGATGCTTTCTTCTGTTATAAGGTCAGGCAAATTATTACGAATCGCTTCCTGTACCTTTTCTTGATGTCGTTTTTGATCATCATGTCCTTTACGGTGGAGGGACCAATCTTCACTTGAAATAACAAACTGCTTGTGCTCTGATTCAGTCAT